TTGCGCTATGGGTTCCCCGGCGCGTGGATCCGAAACCGCAGGTGTTTCGGGTGGTCATGGATGAGCGATGTTTCGAGGATAGCATTTTGCGCGTCGAGTACACCTCCACACATCTGTACGTTGCAGATGTGTGGATGTGGAACGGTATAAAAATATTCAACAGGACTACGTTTGCATGGAGGCAGAACTATTTGAAAGAGATGATCTCCCTAATGTATACGTCGTGTCCGGGGTTTGAGTCGAGGGCGGTGGAATTGAGGAGCGACACGATGTCGGATATACGCGGGTACGAGTACTATACGGATCGTATCGGAGAAACCGGTCTTTTCAAGGAAGAGACTGTTTCGCCTCCCAAAATAACTGAAAGTACATACCAAATCACGACGACAGACGTTCCGGACGTCTATAAACTTGAAGGAGACTTGGGGTACCTGCGTGTTCGGACGCTGGAATTGTCGCGCGCTCTGCGAACGCTGGGTCCGTCCTTCCGCCTGAAGTGTGTGAAGAACGCAGAAGACGACGGTACGTGGACGCCGATACTGCATTAGACTAGAATAGAATATTGCGGCAGTACAAATGAGCAGACCCGGAACATGCAGCGGAGGACGTAGAAGTAAGCGCGGCGGTCGTAGGCACCGTGGCGGGTCGTACGGGTTCGGAGGATCCATTCTCAGCGACGCCGGCGGTACGAACGCGGGTGCGGCGCAGTGGAACAAGCAAGCAGGGGAGTGCGGGGGTGCGGACGTGGCGAATCGAGGAGGAAACAACACGCTGGCGGGGGGACGCCGGCGACGGAATAATAAGAAGAACGCGCGCAAGACGAGGCGCCGTCACCGCCGCAGTCTTCGCGGCGGAAACTTGGCGCTGACGTCACCTCGTGCAGGGTACACGTTTAACGGTTCGGGTGCAGGCGGTATTGCTGATGCCGTTCCCGTCGGTGGAAAATCTGTTCCAGTGTAATAAGGATGAAGACAGATACCGTCGTTGCAGCAACAATGCTTTTGATTGCTGTCGTGTTTCTTGTTCAACGCAAAGTAGGGTACCTTGCCGTCTGGTTGCTCCTCATTACGGTCGTGATCGGGTACGGCGTGCGCATGCCCCTGACGGCAGCAGTGACGATCGGCGTGGGGACGGTTGCCGCCGTTATTTACATCTCGGGGGAAACCCTCAAGGAAAAGTACGAGAACCCCTCGAAGAAGGATACGAAACGCAAGGATGAGGAAGACGAACCGTCGCCGAACGATACAGAGTCCAAGGAACACCATTTGGATGCCGGAACCACCATCCTCCACGCGTTCCAGAAACTCAATCCCGACCAAGTTCTGCAGATGCGCGACGATACGAAGGAACTGATGGAGACCCAGAAGCAACTCATGGAAACGCTCTCGTCGCTGGGTCCGCAGGTCAAGCAGGGCGCCGAACTCGTCGACAGTTTCAAATCGATGTTTTCCGGAAACCTACCGGAGGTTCTGAAGCAGTGAGGCGCCTGCTGCATATCTGAACAGACGGTGACGCGGATCCCTTGAGCGAATCGCGTACTCTGTTCCTAACGCGTTCGTGACAATGCGCCACCCCATGATCGTTGTTCCGAGATTGTAGTGCTCTACGACCTCGAACCAGCGCCGGACCGACGCGACAATCACATTCAGTGTATTGACGATGTAGAGTACAAATGAAACTGTCGAGATGTCGTAGGATCCGCCAAAGTAAGTGTACACGTCCGGAACGAACAACCACGTGATCCAAAAGAGGAAATGCAAAAGCGGTTGGACCCACAGCGCGGCGTGGAACCCCGCGTGCTCTAGCAAGTTTTTGGGTTGAACTCTGTTGTCTAGATCCAGATACTTCCAGACAACACTGCCATGATTCGGATGATTCAGTACTTCATTCATCGTCTTGTTCGATTACGATACCCTCGGAAGGAAAATCGGTTTCTTCAAACGTTTGTGGGTGGATGTACACCCACCGCTGCGTCCCGGGAAACAGGTGCTGCAAAAGGTCCAAAGTTATGACGTTTCCAGGATATACATAGTCGTCCATCTCGCACGTCTTGTCCTGGAGACTTTTTGCGGAATCGTAGCACCCGATGAAGAACCACGGTGGCAGAGGGTACGGAGGTGAGATTGCGTAGGATACATTCCTTTCGCGGTCTACCTCTCCACGATGAACAACATGCTTCGTGCGCCCATTCGAGTATCTCAGGTTCTGAATGGTAAAGTTGTCGTAAATCTCCCAGGTCGTGACGGGGGGAGATGCAAGCGCGGATGACTGTTCTGCCTGTTTTTTTCGAGAGCAACAGCAGAATTCTCGGACTACCAACCACGCCCGGATTCCGTAATACACGACCTCGTTCATTACTTTTCTTGAATACAAATACTGTTTAAAGGGAACTCATGATGGTGCGGTCAATCTCGAGACCCATGGCGATGGAGGTGGCGAGCGCCGTCATGACGAAGGGCGTGGCGATAAAGACCCACGAGATTACGCCGAGGTTGAGGCGGCACAGCAGGTCGAGGACAAAGACGGTGGCGACTCCAAAGACCGCCTTGACTCCAAATGTGACCCACGCAAGGTCGGCAGCGTCAAGACCCAGTTGGATCGCGACGTAGAGCGCATACAGCAAAGCGGGCGGGCAGAGGTCGTTGATGAATTTCATTTTCGGTGTTTGTGTATAGTCTATAAAAAATGAGCACAAAGATCGAACAGGTTGTTGGCATGACGGGTGTCTCGGAAGAAAACGCGAAAAAGGCGCTGGAGGACAACGGGGATGACGTGATTGCTGCCGTGGACTCGCTCTCAACACCCCCCACGATCTCTGGCACGCGCTACATTCCTCCTCCTCCCAAAATAGACGACGGTCTGACGGATGAAGTTCGGGAAAATCTTAAAAAGGCGAGGCAGTTCTCTGACATTCTCAGCGCTTCACCGCAAAACGACCTCCGCGGAAAGGTTGTCTCGCCCCGGCCATCTGGAGATGGAGACTCTGCGAAGGCGACGCCGACGCCGAAGAAGATGTTCGCGGATCGCTAGATGATTCCGTAGCAATCTTCGGAGCATAATGAATACTGTAGTCGACCATCTTTCGCTCGATGTCGCGGACGTCTTCGAAAATGTTCATTCCGTAGGTTTTATCGTACGCCTGCTTCGAATAGCGTGCGTACTCTTCCGGGTCGTCGAGTGTTTCTATGGCAGTCGTCCACTCCTCAAACGTACCGTAATCGCACCCCATTTGACTGTCGCCAATCCACTCCTGCATCCCCTCTGTGCTCCCGGACGGGCGTGCATACGGACTCGCACGATCCATAGGTTTCGAATATAGAACGGGGATGCCGTTGTACATCGCTTCGAACGAGACTCGACCCCAACTTTCATAGAGAGACGGCGCGACAAGAATACGCGTCTTGGCGAGCACCGTGCGGATATCGTCCTGAACGTTCATCCACTCAATGTTGGGAATGTTTTCAGGGACTTTTATGACGTTGTAGTAGGGTCGCACGCCCAGAAACTTGCGCTCGGGGTACTTTTTCGCCAACTCCAAAAAGAGGGGCAAACCTTTAAGAGCGTTGGCGTTAATCATCGTTATGCAATCGCCGGTCGGAAGAGTGTCTCTCGCGTGCATCTTGATTTCGTGTTCAAGCATGATCGGGCGAATACCTTCGATGCTTTTGAAAAAGGTTGGGTTCTTCACTAATTTTTCTGCATATTCTTTGATGTGGTTTGAAATGATCCAGATAAACTCCGCCCACTCGTATTTTGCGGGACTGTTAATGTACTCTAGATTTTCTCCGAAGTGCATGGTGATGACTACGGGTTTGCGAAACTGCCCGTTGAGTTTGCGAACGATGGGGAGAAACGGGTAATGCGGTGTACACCAAATGTTGGACGTAAAGAGTTCACGTTCTGCGTTGGTGTAGTACGTCCAGTTTAGACCGCGATAGTTTCCCTTGATCGGGAAGTTTCCTCGCTTGGTTGTTACAAAATGCACGGTGTGTCCCATTGATTGGAGGATTTTTGCAAGAGCAATGTCGTGGAAGAATGCACCACATGGATCTGGCATATACTGAGCGAAGAAGGCCACCTTCATCGGAAGACGAGTATTGTAGTTAGTTCTGAACGGAATTCTTGTAAAGGAGACGCGTGGGATCTCCGCCGCGCGCCCAGGTCTGCACAAAGTTATTGACGTCCTTCATTTCTGCTTGGACGCTCGGCAGTTGCGGGTCGTACTGGTTGGCAAAGAACTTGTCCGTGACCGTCGAGCACTCCTTGGGCGTGCGCACGGGGACGCTCTGAATGAGGTGACTCTCGGTGTCCTTGCTCGCCGCGGAGGGACCGCCGCCCAGATTGGGGGTCGTCGCCCACGGGCGGGCGAACGTCTGCTGGTGCCCCTTGACGCGCTGGGTTCCTGCGTCTCCGAGCATGAGGCGCGAGTACAGGTCCGTGTCGCACCCGCCTGCTGCCGTGTTGCCGTAGTTGCCCGTGTAGTTCATCGTGACAAACTGCGACGCCCACGACGCCTTGGGTTCAAAGTCCTGGCACCCTGCAGACGATTGAGCAGTGTTCATGTAGTAATTTTGCTGTGCTGCATTGTCGCGGAAATCGTACTCTGCGTGTTGAAAATCGTTCTTCGGGCGCGTCGCGGCGTAGAACCACGAGGTGGGGTTGACGGTTTGCGGTTCCATGCTCGTCATTCTCTCTCTTATTCTTGCCCATACAAATTGTTCTTGTTCTCAAAAACGGAAGCGATCCCGATTTTCAAAGTGTGTGGCATTGAATAGATAGAGATAGAGGATGCAACCGTGCGACTGGATCGACCACGACGATTACTCTGGAAAGTACTGCATAGACGTGTACGGGCGCAACGAGGACGAGGAGTGCATTTTGCTCCGTGTCCAAGGTTATAGACCGTACCTCTACGTGGGGTACGAAGCAGACCTTCAGAAGAAACTCGTGGGCGTCGTGAGCAGGTGCACGCTGACCGAGCAGCACAAGTACGACTGCTTCGAGGGGTTCAACGACTACAAGACGACGCACGTTTGGAAGATCGAGGTGGATTCCATCAAGGACTACCGCAACCTCTCCAAGTTCGTCAAGGAAAAGTGTAAGAAAGTCTATGAAGCGAACCTGCCGCCTCTGCTGCGCTTCTACCACGACCACGAGATCCTGCCCGCCTCGCCCATCTCCTACATTTCCTCCGGCAAACTGAAGCACCCGGAACTCAAGGCGTTCCTCGTGCACGTCACCAACATCAAGAGCGACCCGACCCGGGACATCCCCCTCAAGATTTCGGCATACGACATTGAGTGCATGTCCAAGAGCGGGCAGTTTCCGGTGGCGAAGAAGACCTGGGACTTTGTGCTGTCGAAAATCCAAAAAGACCTCGAAGAGGCGCCCGAGGACGAGACGCTTGCGATGATCTTCCGAAAGCGCCTGGAAATGGAGGGTCTCGCGAAACCCGTAAACGTCGAGGCGTTCGTCCGCGCCAACCACATCGCCATAGAGACGGGAAACTGGGGGGTGGTGGAAGACGAACTGCGGCGGGCGTGCGGCGGCAACATCGGCGACCCCGTCATCCAGATCGGCGTAACCTTCCGCTGGTCCAACAACATGCTGAAGTCCGTCAAGCGCAAGGTGTTTGTCGTGGGAACGGTCGCGAAATCCACGGACGACTGCGAGTATGTGGGGTTTCCGACGGAAGCAGACATGATCGAGGGTTTCGAGGCGTGCATCCGCGAAGAGAACCCGGACGTCATTTGCGGGTACAACACCTACGGTTTCGACGACGGGTTCCTGATGACGCGCGCGGTGCTGAACGGCGTGAAACTCAACCTGGCGCGCGGATCCGTGTGGAACCGCAACCCCGACGACCCCCTCGAGCACAAGACCTTTGAACTCGCGAGCGGCAAGTACAACGTCCACTACATCCCCACGCCCGGTCGCCTCACGATTGATTTGCTCTTAAACATGCGCCGCGAGCACAATTTGGATTCCTACACGCTCGACAACGTCGCCTCGAACTTTCTGCGCGACAAGGTCGTCAAAGTCGAGGGCGAGGTCATCCACACCAAGACGACGCGCGGTCTCTACGTCGGCAACTACATCAAACTCGACCTCGTGGGAAACACGATGAACCCCTACAAAGACGGCAAGAAGTTCCGCGTCGTGGCGCTCACTACGAAAACAATCACGCTCGACGAAGAGATTGAGGCGCCCGCAGATTCAGCAATGGAGTGGTCGTTCACCAAGGACGACATTCACCCGCACGACCTCTTCCGCATGCACGAGGGCACGGCCGACGACCGCGCCACGATCGCCAAGTACTGTATCCAGGACTGCGATCTTGTCCTGACCCTCATGGCGAAACTGGACACGCTCGTGAACGCCCGCGGCATGGCCGACGTCTGCTTCGTGCCTTTGCAATTCCTGTTTCTGCGGGGTCAAGGAATCAAGATCTTCTCGCGCGTGGCGTACGAGGCGTCCAAGCGCAACCAGATACTTATCACCCAGCAGTCCTACGAGGGCGATTCGGGGTACGAGGGCGCGATCGTGATTTCGCCCAAGATCGGCATGTACCTCGACACGCCCATCGCCGTTCTAGATTTCAACAGTCTGTATCCGTCCTCCATGATCGGCGAGAACCTCTCGCCCGACACGTTCGTGTGCATGAAGACCTACAACACCGAGGGGCGTCTGCTGTCCTACGAGGGTCTCGCCCCCGAAAAAGTCAAGGGCATCCTCAACTGCCGCGAAGTCACGTACGACCTCAAGAACGACGACGGCAAGATCACTGGACGGTGCACGTGCGTCTACGTCCAGCCCACCGCGGACAACCCGCTGTCGGTCGGTCTCATCCCGACGGCGCTCGAGATCATGCTGAAGAAGCGCAAGGAAGCGCGCAAAAAGATGGAAGACCCCACGATCGACGACGCGCAAAAATCGGTCTACAACGGTCTTCAGTTGGCGTACAAGGTCGTTGCGAACTCGATTTACGGTCAGATGGGGTCCAAGACGTCCGCGATCCGCAAGATCTGTGTGGCGGCGTGCACCACCGCGGTCGGTCGTCGTCAACTACTGTTTGCCAAGGAGACGGTTGAGAAAGAGTTTAGTGCGGAGGTAGTGTATGGAGACACGGATTCCATCTTCATCAAGTTCCCGGGCAAGTCGCTGGAGGACGCAATCAAGGCGGGTCAGGATTCTGCAAAACTTATTACGTCGCTCTGCCCGCACAAGGCGTTCGTGATCGGGTACGAAAAGACCTTCTACCCGTTCATTCTGTTCTGCCGCAAGCGCTACGTGGGCATGAAGTACGAAGAAGATCCTACGAAATGTAAGCGCGCAGAGATGGGGATCGTTCTGAAGCGGCGCGACAATGCACCGATTGTAAAAGACGTGTTCGGGGGCGCTCTCGACATTCTCCTGCTGGAAAAGGATGTCGGGAAGGCAGTGGAGTATGTCAAATCAATGCTACTGAAGGTGGTGAAGGGGGACTTGCCGATCGAGAAGTTTGCAATCACGAAGCAACTGCGGGACGACTACAAGGCGATGAAGGCCGACTACGACGGACCCGCGACCGTGCCCGCGCACAGGATACTTGCCGACCGAATGGCTGCGCGCGATCCGGGCAACAAACCGAACGTCGGCGACCGCCTGAAGTTTGTGCACATCCAGGCGCCCGAGAAGCGTCTTCAGTGCGACAAGATCGAGCATATTGCGTATGCTTCCGAAAAGAAGTTGCCGCTGGACACGCTGTTCTACGTGACCAACCAGATCCAGAATCCGGTAGCACAATTGTTCGCTCTGTGTATCGAAGAAATTCCTGGTTATAAGCGCCCGTCTGTCGGAAAGAAGAAGCAGACGTACGAGCAGTTGTACGAAGAGTACATGGAAACCGTCGAAGATCACGAGCAGGCGACCCTCAAAGTTCTGGCGCACAAGGAGAAGCAACTTGACAATATGCTCTTCTTGGGCGCGGACTACATTCAGAACACGATCCGCAAGTCGCGGACGGGACCGTTGGACTCGTTCTTCAAATCTGCTGCTGGTG